CAAAACGCAGAAAGCAGGTTTCAATGATCAGTCGAAATCAGATGTCCTTCCAAGTATCAAAATCTCCACAGGAGGAAATTAAAATGGGAAAACCTGGTTTGTGGACAAATATCCACAATAAGAAAAAAAGAATCGAAGAGGGGTCTGGCGAACGTATGCGTAGTAAGGGCGAAAAGGGTGCCCCTACTGAGGAAGCTATAAAGCGTTCGCAAGGAAAGGCTAAAGGTGGTATGGTACGGTACAAGAACGGCGGCTGTGTGATGGCAGATCGTGGCGTTCGTGACACGCATATGGGATAAGTAAATGGCTACTTCAGGTTCAAGAGACTTTAACATGGACGTAGGCGAGATTATTGAAGAAGCCTATGAGCGTTGTGGCTTAGAAGTCCGCACTGGGTACGATGCAAAAACTGCCCGTCGATCTTTAAATTTGATGTGTGCGGCTTGGGCCAACAGAGGTTTAAACCTTTGGACAGTAAAGCAGAATGTTATTACATTGACTGAAGGTCAGGCTCAAGAAACGTTAACTGCAGATGTGGTAGACGTTTTGGAAATGGTTCTTCGTAGAGATAACACAGATTATGAAGTAGAGCGGATTAGTCGTGGTGAGTATTTGACGTTGCCAAACAAAACGACTCAAGGCCGACCCAGTCAGTTCTACTTTGATCGGCAGATCAGCCCGGTTATAAACCTGTGGGCTGTACCTGAGAACTCAACGGATCAATTAATCTACTACTATGTTCAAAGAATCGAAGATGCGGATGCTTTGGTTAACACCACTGACATGCCTTTTCGTTTTTATCCTTGTATGGTTGCGGGGTTAGCTTATTACATTGCGATGAAACGTGCGCCTGAACGGACACAGCTTTTGAAAGTTGTGTATGAAGAAGAGTTCCAACGTGCAGCGGACGAAGACGAGGGTCGCACTCCTTTGAAACTTCAGCCTAGCATACAATACTTGAGGGTCTAATGGCATACGCATCAGGTAAAAATGCTTGGGGTATATCAGATCGTTCTGGGTTTAGGTATCGTTTGCGGGACATGAAACGTGAGTGGACAGGTGCGCTTGTAGGTCCAGATGAATACGAACCAAAGCATCCACAGCTATTTCCTCCGAAAGCCTCCCCTGATCCCCAGGCTTTGCAGAATCCAAGACCTGATGTAAAAGAGGTAGTGCAGGCATATGTTGGCATTCCTTTGGTAGAAAACCCAAACCTTCTTTCGCCTAGAGGTGTCGGTAAGGTCGGAGCAGTTACGGTGGTTACGACATGAGTTTTACATACGGTCAACTTAAACAGGCTATACAAGATTATACAGAGAACGACGAGACATCGTTCGTTAACAACATTCCTGTGTTTATAAGATCTGCAGAAGAGCGGATTTTAAAAAGTGTTCAGCTAAGTTTGTTCCGCAAGAATGCGACTACAACTACGGATATAAATAATCAGTATCTTGCTGTACCATCTGATTTCTTAGCTCCTTTTTCATTGAGCATGACGGGTCCAGATGGAGATAAAGAGTTTATTGAATTTAAAGATCCTAGTTTCTTGCAAATGTATACTCTAGATGCGACGACTACCGGACGGCCTAAGTACTATTCTCAGTTTGATATAGAAAACTTTCTGTTAGCTCCTACCCCAGACATTGCGTATACTGCAGAGCTTCATTATTTTTATCGACCTCTGAGTATTACTGATCCAATATACAACGATGATACCGTTACATGGCTTAGTGAAAATGCAGAGCTATCCATGCTATACGGCTGTTTGGTTGAGGCATATATTTATATGAAAGGTGAGCCGGATGTGCTAACAATGTACAACCAACGGTTTCAAGAATCTTTGATGGGTCTTAAACTTTTGGGAGAAGCAAAAGAAACAACCGATGAATATCGCACGGGGAAAGTTATAAGGGCTAAACAATAATGTTTGAATTTAACGTCAGTGTACCGAAGGACAAACCTATTGTTGGTGTAAGAACAACTGACAACAGGGGTTTTACGCCTGAAGAGGTTGCAGAAACTTGCGCAAACAAAATAGTAGCCGTTTCAGATACGGCTCCCCCTGCTATACGTGATCAGGCTCTAGCGTACAAAACGCAGATGGAAAAGATAATAGCTCACTACATGAAAGAAGCTATTCGCAGTGACCGCACAACTGTGTATAATGCAATCAAAGATGCCGGACATCCCGAACTGGCTGAACTCATAAGGAGACTTTAACATGGCGTTTAATGGGAACTTTATGTGTACCTCGTTTAAGAAAGAACTTATGCAGGGCGCACACAACTTTTTGAACTCTGGTGGTAACACCTTTAAGATTGCTTTGTTTACCAATGCTCAAGCAGGTAACGACAACCTTGGCGGTACGTCTACAGACATGGACGAAACCATCACAAACTATTCTTCATCTGCAGCGAACGAAGTGCCTACATCGGGTACATACCCTGCAGCAAACACGTTAAGTCGTGTGGACCCCTCAAGCGGTGGTACAACGGCGTTTACTGACTTCAACGACATCACGTTCACATCTACAACAATCACTGCTCGTGGCGCACTTATCTACAACGATGATACAGTTGCTACTCCGGGCGTTATCGCAGAAGACGCGGCAGTTGTTGTGTTGGACTTTGGCACCGATAAGGGTTCTACATCTGGCGACTTCCAGATTGTTTTCCCAACTGCGGATGCAACAAACGCTCTAATTAGGATTGCATAATGGCGAAGGTCTTTGATCGTATAAAAGAAACAAGCACGTCAACAGGGTCTGGTGACTTTACTCTAGAGGGTTCCCCCACTGGATACAGAACCTTTGATAGTGTCTTTTCTGTAGGCGATCAGACCTTCTACTGCATTATTGCAGGCACAGGTGAGTTTGAGGTTGGTCAGGGAACTTACTCTGCAACCAACACGCTAGAGAGAACAAACGTGCTTTCTAGTACCAGTTCGGGAAATCTGGTTAATTTTATAGCGGGTAGCAAAGATGTGTTTGTTACCATGCCAGCGTCAAAGGCTGCGTCGAGCGATGATGCAATCGCTTACGCTATAGCTCTAGGATAGGAAACTGTAATGTCTAAGGTTTTGGTTTTTGATTACACGTTCGATGCATCAGCAAGAACTGTTGAGCTTGATGGTATTTATCAGCAAAAGACGATATTGATCATCAACAATACTACATCAAGCCAGATCATATACAGTGCGTTTGATGACAGCCTGAATATCTCAGACATTCAGTTTAACTACACAAACTACACAACTACTCTGACACTGTCCTTCGATACAACGGCAATGTCCGATACAGATCAGTTGCAAATTTTTGTAGATCAAGGCGCAACTAAGTTTGAACCTGCAGAGGCATATGCGGACCCAGTTTCCAAGTTGCGTGTTTCAAATCCAGAAAACTTGATTGATACAGACTTTGAATACGGCCTTCAGTCTACAAAATGGGAAACGCTAGAGCTTACAAATAACATTCCTACATTCTTTAGCCGTTCAGGTGACGCTGCACTAGACGTTACAAGTATTGAGACAACAGCAGGAAGCTCAAGCATCCTTGTTACAACGGCAACCGCCCACGAGCTTCTTCGTGGTACGCCAATCATTGTTAAAGGTACGCAGACTATTCTGGCTGATGGTGGTTTTATCATCAAAAGTATTCTTAGCGATACTGAGTTCACTTACGAAGCTAAGGGTTCGATAAGTTCTAGCGGAACTATTAATGACACTTATACCGAACTCTTTATCGCTTCTATCTACGAAGGAACGGAGTTTAAGTTAACCAACGTTGCTGGTATGACTAGCGATGAAGCTGATCCCAGCACTCTAACAGTAAACACAGAGTATCCGACTAAGTTTACTCAAGGTACTAAAGTCGCTGTAGCTAACACCTTCGCAAAATCTACGTTGGATGTGAACACAAACCTTGTTGATATTGATAACGTCATCAACAAGCAGCAGGATTACGTTAGTGCCACTGCTACAGGTGAGGGTACAGGTGTATACAACAACTGGCATTTAGGTGGAGTTCAGCCGTTTCGTTACAGAAACACAAGGGGTATTGGGTACAACACAGGTGTGTGGTTCTCTGAGGATGAGATAAGTATTAATACTAGCTCTGATTACATCACATTCCCAACAACACACCCATTCAATACCTATGATATAGTTGTTTATATAGGCGACCCATCTAATACTCCGATTAGTGGGTTAAAATATGGTGCAGCCTACATTGTGTACAGATACAGTAGCACTACAATTGGACTGCGTTATATATTTAGTACATCTAGCTCATATAGAGTTCAGCTTTACGGTCCCGGCACAAGCGGCGGCGTTGTTAAAAGCGCGTTTATGATGGGCTATGGTTTAACACGATACTATTACCCTTATGGCACTTATGGATGGCTGCTTCAAGGCACATCCAGCTTCTATAACTACCCATACGGGAATTATGCTCGTGCATACGAAGAGTTTGCGTATGGTACAGGTTCTACATATTCAGCATATGTTTGGTGGGTGCCTTTGGTAAATAGTTCAAATGGAACGTCAACGAGTACACACCCCTTAGTTAGTAGTTCGTATTATTTAAACTCAAACCCTGTTATCGGGGAACCTAGCATTGGGAACAGATGGTATGTTAGGTATTATAGCTCATCGACATCTTATAACGATTATGTGCGGATGGTTGCGTATAATTCTTATCAAACCAGTAACTCTACCTATAACAACGATGGAGCATTTTTTAGATATAACTATAACGTTGATAGTGGGCGTTCTACTCTTTACATGCCAAATCATGGTCTAAGCACCTACGACCATGTTCAGATTAATGCTGTTACGGGTACGCTTCCGGGTGGGGTATCTAACGGTGGTATTTATCGTGTTGAAAAAGTGAGCAATGACAGGATCGCTTTAAGGCAGTCTACGGGTTCAAACGCTGCAGTTCAATTTACAAACGCAGGTTCCGCCGACCTTGAGTACAGATTCACAGCCGTTCTTCCAAAAACAACGGCAAACTCCTTAAAAGTTCCGGGTAATACGCTCCTTAACAGCGATAAAATTACTTACACAGTACCCGGTGGTGGGACAGCTATTGGTGGGCTTGTTAGTGGAACTGAATACTACGTTGCCAATAAGAATACGGAAGAAGATACTTTCCAAGTATCAACAACACCAAATGCGTTAACTGCGGACAGTGTATTTATATACGAAGCAAACTCCAGTTACGTTAATCCAACAACAAACACTTTAACAGCGTCTGGGCAAACAATGCCATTTGTGAATGGAGATGCTGTTAAGTATACAACGAACTATTCCGCTTCTTTGCCCGGTTTGTCGGATGACACTGTATATTGGGTTGGAAG